CTGTTCAACATTTTCACGCCTAAGGGTGTTGGCCCTGGCGCTAATTATGTGATTGGTAAGCGCGTTCGAGACCTTTACAATAGGGTCAACGTGTCGGGGGTTTACTTCGACGCTCCCGTTGGTCCAGAGGCACTGGCTTCACCAGCTCCCGAGGGCTATTTTTCAACTCAGGTCCGTGTGACCTTTGAATTTATCGAGGAACTCTGACCATGGCCTTTTATCGCGGTGAGGAGGGAAGCGTCAAATTCGACGACGCTGGCTCTTCCGCTTCTGCAATCACTAGCACCCGGTCCTGGTCCCTGACACTGGACAAAGAGGTGCTGGAAACCACCGTGATGGGTGACACCTACGCAGGAAACGTCGGTGGCATCATTAGCGGCAACGGCAGCGTCGAGGTGATCTACACCGCTTCGTCCTCTGACGAGACGGCAGCATTTATCGATCACATCAACACCGCGACCGACGAAGGCACCGCGCTGTTTGAGTTGTTCCTCGATACCAGCGGCTCGAAAAAGATCAGCTTCGATGGCGTGGTGACATCGGCTGAGCTTTCCGCCACGGTGGGTGAAATCGAAATCATCACGGTCAACTTCGTGACCAACGGCACCATCACCACCTCTATCTGATCATGGCTTTTTACCGAGGACAACAGGGCACCATTAAGTTCGACAAGGACGCAGCAGGTGCAGCACTTGGCGAGATCGCTGCTGTGCGGTCTTGGTCAATGTCAATCGACAAAGAACAGCTGGAAGTTACCGATCACGGTGACACCTTCCGCGCTTATGTCGGTGGACTGGTCAGTGGCACTGGCTCCTGCGAGGTGCTTTATGACGCACCAAGTGCAGGCGACAAGCTCGACCTGTTCAATGAGGCGCTGACTACTGAAGATCCGGCTAACGCTAACTTTGAGTTGTACCTAGATGAAAGCGGCGACAAAAAGTTGTCGTTTGCGGCTCTAGTTACCAACGCAGAGTTCGGTGCTACCGTTGGCGAGATTGAAGTTGTAACTATCAGCTTCACTGCAAACGGTACTATCACCTCTGGTATTTGATGCCTGCGACTCAAAGAACGGTTGATCTGCTGGTTGGGGCGTTTGATCTCAACCAGCGTCGCAAGTTTGAGCTAAAGAACGGCGACGGCAAAAAGATCATTGATCTGTATTTCAAGCCGATCACGCGAGCCGATCGCAAGCGCGCACAGAATCTTGCGGGCACCGAAGAGGCGCTAGACCTCTCGACTCAAATGCTTTGCCAGATGGCTGAGCTTGAGGATGGTACAAAAGCATTCGCGGCTGCTGATGCTCCAAAGCTGCAACGAGAACTGCCCGAGTCAGTCTTGAATGACGTTGAGCTGTTCGTCTTCGGTCTCGGTGAAGAGACCAGTCTCGAAGACGCAAAAAACGACTGAAGCAGGACAAGTGGACTTTCTATGAGTTTCACTTGGCCTGCGAACTAGGGATGACGGTCAGCAGGCTTCGCACCGAGTTGACAGATGACGAGCTGGTGCATTTTGCAGCCTTCCATGAGCTGAAGTCCGAGATGGAAGAAAAAGCCATGCAGCGCGCAAAGCAAGGGCGGCGGTAGACTTCGCTTATTGCTAGTCGAGCATGGCAAGGGCTTCGGTTGAACTGATCGTCGAAGCCGTAAAGGCGATTAATCCGCTGCGCCGGATAGGGCAAGAAAGCAGGAAAGTAGACCAAGCCCTCAAGAAAAACCAAAAGGCAGCAAGAGATGTAGCGGCTGCGTTTGAGCGGATGGGTCGCAGAGGAATAAGAAGCTTTCGTGATTTAGAAGGCAACGCGGCCCGCCTTGGTGCGCGTATGGGGGGTTTGCGCGGAGCGGTAGGCAAAGCAGCTATCGCTTTTGCTGCATTTCGGGCGGCCCAAACAGGCATTCAGCGGGCTGAATCTGAGCGCAGGATTGAGCTACTAGGCAAGCAATTTGGTGAATACACACAGCTGCAGGACGCAGCAACGCAAGCCGCTAACAAATTCAAGCTAAGCCAAACAGAAGCAAACCAAGCACTAGCAAATGCATTTGCCCGTTTGCGGCCTCTCGGTGTTTCGCTCGAAGACATCACTTCAACCTTTGGCGGTTTCAGAACTGCTGCAGTTTTGGGTGGCGCGACTGCAGCTGAAGCATCTGCAGCCTTCACCCAGTTGTCACAGGCGTTGGGCTCCGGCGCATTGCGTGGCGATGAGTTCCGAAGCATTGCTGAGCAGGCACCGTTGGTACTGCAGGCCATCTCTGATGAAACAGGTGTCGCCGCTGGAGACCTGAAGGAATATGCAGCGCAAGGTTTGCTGACCAGCGACATCGTTATTAAGGCCCTGAAGCGGATTGAGGCTGAAGGTGCTGGCAGACTTTCCGAAGCTCTAGACGGTCCAGCAGGAAAAATCAAAGAGTTTCAAAATGCTTTTGAAGACGTACAGGTTGCATTAACGGAAGCAGTTATTCCTGAGCTGAGCAGATCATTCGTCATCTTGGCGGATATCATCACAGACCTAAAACCTGTAATCCAAAGTGTTGGCACTTTTGCAGCCACAGTTCTTGGGGGCATTGCAAACACTATTGAACGCATCCGCAACCCAAACAAGCTTGCGTCAGAAGTGCAAACGGATCGGGCACGCAAGTTGATGGCCAAAGGCATTTCTTTGCGCCGCCTTACTGGTTCAGGAATGTCAAACATCCCGGCATTGTCTGCCGCAGATGAGGCGCTTTTGTTTGGACCAAAACCTGTTGCTAAGAAAAAAGGCACAACACCTCTTGATGAGTTAAAGCAGACAAATAAAAAAGTTGACATGACTAAAACGTTGCTCGACCTAAACAATCAACTGAGAACAGCTCAAGAATTAGAACAAGAGCGCTTAGTGGCAAAACTTGAGTTAATGATCGCAGAGCAGCGGATAGCAGAGGGTAAGTTATTGCCTTTAGAAAAAGAAGATGCGTTAAACCAGGCCAATTTTGAATTTAGGCAAAAAATTAAGGGTATTGACGAAGAAATAGCACAAAAACGCGCAGACGATTTTCAAGCTCAAATGGAGCATCAAGATGAACTCATGAGAAAAATTGCAGAGCAGAAAAATCAATATGAAGAGCTAAACAACACTTTCCGAAACGGGATTGTTGATGGAATCATGGCTGCTATTGATGGCACCAAGTCTCTATCTGACGCGCTTGTTGGCGTTCTTAAGCAGATGGCAGCATTGGTTATTCGGCAACAGTTGCTGAATGCTCTAGGTGGATTCAATTTGTTTGGCGGCGGCGGTGGCGGAGCTACCAGTGGGTTTGGCGCAAATGTGCTGACTTCTGGCCTTAAGTTCTTCGCCGATGGTGGCCGCCCGCCAGTTGGTCGCCCTTCAGTTGTTGGTGAGCGTGGCCCTGAGCTGTTCGTCCCTGATCGTGCTGGCACCATCGTCCCTAACGGTGGTTTTGGTGGCGCAAACGTCGTCGTGAACGTTGATGCCAGCGGCTCTAGCGTTCAGGGCGATGAAGGCTCGTCCCGTCAGCTTGGTGCTCTCATTGGCGCTGCTGTTCAGGGCGAGATAATTAAGCAACAGCGACCTGGAGGACTCTTAAGCCGATGACCGCTAGCTGGGATTCATCAGTCAACATTCCGCCTACTTACGGCACGACAAAGAGCAGCCAGCCGATCACTCGCACAGCGCGGTTCGGTAGCGGTTACGAGCAAGTGGGCAGCCTCGGCATCAATCAAAACCCGAAGTCGTTCAGCCTGACGTACAACTTATCTGAAGCGGAATCAGACACCGTTGAGACGTTTTTGGATGCCCGTGGCGGCACTGAGAAGTTCATCTTCACGCCGCCGGGGGAAAGCAGCAGCATCAAAGTTCGCTGCAGAGCCTGGAGAAAGACCATGACCACAAAGGGTCGCGTTCAGCTGACCACAACTTTTGAGCAGGTGTTTGAAGCATGAGCACGCCGCAGTCGATTCAAGAGCAGCTGCAGTCGCTTGAGCCGTCGGCAATCATCGAGCTGTTCCAGCTGGAGCTAACGGAGGCCGTGAACGGCATCGATCAGACGTATTACTACCACGCAGGCACCAACGAGCTAACCGCAAACGTGACCTTTGACGGTCAGGAATACACGGCGACTGCTATTGAAGTTAACGGATTCGAAACATCTTCCAAAGGTGTTTTGCCACGGCCCTCAATGCGGATTGGCAACACCGGCAACGCTATTTCGGCGCTGCTCTTGCTTTACAATCCGCTGCAGGCAAAGGTCACGCGAATCCAAACTTGCAAGAAGTTCTTGGATGCTGTGAACTTTACGGGTGGCACTAACGCCACGGCTGATCCTACGGCCAAGTTTGAAGATCAGATTTATTACATCGACCGGGTAGCAAACGAAAACCCGCAGCTTGTTGAGTTTGAGCTGGCAAGCAAGCTTGATTTAATCAACATTTCGCTACCAGGTCGTCAGGTTCTGGAGCATTGTCCTTGGGTGTATCGCGCGGAAAGCACCTGCGGATACAAGGGCACCAAATACTTCGACATCAACAACAACCCGACGACTGAAGCCAACGATGTGTGCGGCAAGCGTTACACCAGCTGCACGCTGCGCTTCCCTGAGGGGGATTTACCGTTTGGAGGCTTCCCAGGTGCCCGACTTCAGATGTGACGCTGAGGCGCACGCTGCACGTTCTTATCCACGCGAGTCTTGTGGCCTTGTAGTCAACGGACAGTATTGGCCCTGTAGGAACGCAGCAGATGTACCGGAGAACACGTTTGTGCTTGAGCCGCGTGATTACGCAATAGCGGCGATGATGGGCAAGGTCGAGGCGGTGGTTCATTCGCACCCGCAAGGTGGGCCACCGAGCGAGTCGGACCAGACTGTGTGCAGCCAGGGCTCTGTGCCTTGGCACATTTTGCGGATGCCACAGAACGAATGGTTAACTATCAATCCCTGATCGGCCGTCAATGGGAGTACGGCAAGGCCGACTGCTTTACGTTGGTGCGTGATTGGTTCAAGCTGCAGGGCGTAGAGCTGCCGGATTACGAACGGCCAAAGAGCACAGAAACCTGCGAAAGCATATTCCTTGCAGAAGCCGAGCGCATCGGTTTTCAGCAGGTCACTATGCAGGCCCGCCAGCCTGGCGATGTGTTGATCATGAGAATGGCAACTCGCACGCCGATGCACGCCGCCATTCTTTTGCCTGATGAGCGGATTTTGCACCAGCAGCGCGACTCACTAAGTGCGGTGATTCCGCTGAGCAGATACTATTTGGCAAGGGTCGCGGCGGTTTTTCGATATGCAGCAAGTCGTCCGACTGCTGGGTGATTTAGGCGAGCGGTACGGCGCTGAACACGTCTACCACAACCTCAGAACGCCTGCTGATGCCATCAAGTTGCTGTGCATTAACCACCCAGCGTTTAAGGCTGAGCTGATCTCGGCTCATGAGGTTGGAGTTGGTTATCGGGTTTTACAAGCTGGCCTTGATCTGAACCTCAATGATCTACACCTGCCGATTGGTCAGAACGATCTGATCGTCACACCTGTGTTGGTTGGTCAGGACGATTTAGGACGGGCTCTTCTCGGTGTTGGCCTTATTGCGGCTGCCGTCGCCTTTGCACCGGTCGGCGCTGGATTTTTAGGTCTCGGTCAGGGAGTAACTGCAGGTACGTTCACACTTGGCGCGGCGGCTTCGTCTGCTATTGGCACGATCGGTGCGACAATGTTGCTGGGCAGTGTGACGCAGATGTTGTCACCGCAGCCTGAGTTAGGTCTTAGCGGCGTAAGTACAAGAGGCGATTTCCAAGCAACGCGGGCTCAGTCAGTTAATCGAGGTTTTGATGGCGTGCAGTCTTACGCCTACCTCGGGGCGCAAAACACGGTTGGTGTTGGCGCGACGATTCCAGTGGCTTACGGCAAAGTGCTAATTGGCTCGCATGTCATCTCGGCAGACGTTGACGTTGCTGATGAATCTGATCCGCTGAAAACAGCGACAAGAGAACCAGGTCCCGATACGGTCACGGTCAACGGTTACAAGCTACAGCTAGGCGAAAGGACAGCTGAAATCGAAAGCGGTCGCTGGAATTCGCTTCATTTCCAAAATGACCGCTCAAATCACCTTGACGACAGATTCAATTCATCAGGAGTAAGCCCTGACGGAGACCCAGTGAGTATCTTGACGAAAGACTCGTTGCGAACATGCACAAATGATTTCCAGTTAGAGTTTACTGAAGGTCCAACCAAAGACCCCGATAAGTATTTTGTGTTTCTTGAAGTTAACAAGCTTTTTGAGTTCGTTGCAGGACCGGAAACTACAAAAACGGAAGCTTACATTAGTTATGCGATTGAATCAAGAGAGCGTGGAACCGATAATATACACGCGAGAGATTCTTTTACAATTCAGGGCCTAGTTATGGGCACATACCGCTGGTATCACAAGTTTGACCCAAACAAAGTGCCAAACATTGATCATTATAGTTTAGACGTAAGAATTATCGACGTGTCTGCAGACTCTTCAGTTGAGTTCGTAATTCGTCACGGTTTCAACCCTAGCTTTGCATAACCATGGCACTTAATTCAACTTCTAGCGTTCGTCTTGTTGATCTTCTCTGTGAAGGGCCTATCGAAGGGTTCGACTTCAAAGAAGAGCAAATTTTTCTTGACGAGACACCCTTAAAAACAAACGGGCAAGCAAACTTTCCAGCTGAAGACGTAAGTGCCGCCATTCGTTTAGGCGGTCGAACACAAGGAAAGCTGCCTCAGGCTGGCAGTGCAACAACAACCATTACAGCTGTCGGCGTTGAGGTCGGTGAAAATTACTCGGAAACTTTGAATGCAAGCAACGAAGTAACCGATAGAAACTACGGGTCTGGACAAGTTATTCGCCAAATAACCGACACAGAAGTTACCTCAATACAACTTTTGTTTACGATCCCTCGTTTGTTTTCAACAGCGCAAGAGGGTCTCGCCAAAGGGCAGCCTTTTAATGGAGTTTTAGACATTCAAGTTTGGGTGCAACGCCAAGGCGGCCCGTACAACATGCTGGACGCTTTTCTTGTAAAAGGCATCTCCCTGACTGATTATCAAAGGAAGACAAAGGTCATTGAACTGCCAAGAGACGCAAACGGCAACGGTGGTCCTTGGAACATTAAGGTCGTAAAAGTAAACTTAGGGGAGGGGCACTTTGAGGTCACGAAGGATTCTTTTGAGGAGGTGCCAGAAAACACGCCCCTAGCAAACGGTCGCGCGAACCAACTGATTTGGTCTTCGATTATTGAGCGTCAAGAGATCCGCAGCACATATCCGTACACCGCTTGCGTCGGCCTTGAACTAAACACACGGCAATTCAGCAACTTGCCAAATCGCGCCTACTTAATCAAGGGACGACGTGTTGCAATCCCTCACAACGCTGCGGTTAGGGAAGACGGCAGCCTTGATTTAACGAAAGGCGTTACTTTCAATGGAAGCACTCGCAATGCTTACACAACCTGTCCTGTCTGCATCTTTGCGGACATGGTGCTAAACGACAGGTACGGGTGCGGCAACTTCGTTAGCGCGTCAAATATCAGTTACACGGACTTATACCCGCTGATTCAATACGCAAACCAGCTGGTCACGAACCAAGACGGCACGACAGAGCCGCGCTTTGCCTGCAACGTTGTCATTGGTAGTCGCGCAGCGGCTTACAACGTGCTGCAGGATCTCGCCTCGGTGTTCCGTGGGATGTCCTATTGGAGCAGCAACACTGTGCAGCTGGCTGCTGACCACGGCAATCTGGACGGCTCTGCTGTTGATCCTGTCCACCTCTATACGAACAGCAACGTCATTGAGGGCGTTTTCAACTACACAGGTTCATCGCTCAAAACGCGTAGCACCAGCATCCGCGTCCGCTACAACGACCCCGACAACTTCTACAAACCGAACTTTGTTGTTGTCGAAGACGCCGCGCTAATCACGAAGTACGGCTACCAAGTCCGCGAGGTCGTCGCGTTTGGCTGCAGGTCGCGCAATCAGGCGTATCGCCTAGGCCGCTGGATGATGGCATCAGAGGAGCTAGACGGCGAAACCGTCACGTTCTCAACTGGTCTACAAGGTGCGATCGTTTTTCCTGGTCAGGTGTTTGCTGTTGCCGACGAGATGCGGCAAGGAGCACGCATCGCGGGCCGTTGCAGCGCAGCAACAACAACGACGGTTACTGCAGACATCACGGTGACTGTGCCCGCTGGTTCAGGTCACACGCTCACGGCAACACTGCCCGACGGCACGATTGAAACCAAGACGATCAGCAGCATCGATGGCGCGGTGATCACGGTCTCGTCTGCGTTTAGCGCAGCACCGCTGGCGCAGTCGATTTGGTCGATCCAGTCGTCAACTGTTGCTCATCAGAAGTTCCGCTGCATCTCGGTTGCTGATGGCGGTGATGGCACGTTTGCGATCGTCGGCGTCCAGCACAACGACAGCATCTATGCAACGGCTGACAACGCTGATGCCTTGGAGTACCAGTCGGTCACCACCTTCGACAAGATCCCGACAGCCCCAAGCGGTCTTACTTTTGAGACCAAAGAGGTCCGCAGAAACAACAACGTCGTCAACGACGTGTTTTTCGGCTTTAAGCGTGACGATGACGGCAACATCAACGGCTATGAAATCCGCTACAAGGTTGGTGATGGCAACTTCACAACAGTCAGGCAGACAACTAATGAGCTGAAGGTAGAAGGCGTTAAGCCGGGGACAACAGTTACATTCCAGCTTCGATCTATTGGCCGAGACGGAACGTTCAAGCACTCCGCTTGGGTAACAGGATCGTTCGTTGTTCCAAAAGAAGACCAAACATCTGGCGGTCAAATCACAACGCCAATTATTGAGCTGCCTCCTGATCCGCAGGACGTACAGCTAGAGCCGCACCGCTCCAACCAGGTGATGATTACTTGGGCTGTGCCGAAAGAGGGTCTGGGCGCAACCAGCGACAGGCTGAACGCTGAGATCCGCCACAGCTCGAAGACTGACGGCTCTGGCACTTGGCCGAACAGTTCGCTTCTGACCGTCGTCAAGGCCAACACGTTTTACGCAATCCTGCCGGAACTGTCGGGTGAATACCTTGTCCGGTTTATCGACGATCAGAACAAAAAAAGCTCAGCCGTTCGTTCAGTCATCCACACGCTGACAGATTCAGTGCCGCGATTGCTAATCCTTGAGGATCGCGAGGACAGCGACACGCCTGAGTTCCAAGGGCAGAAAAACGACACGTTCTACTCAGAGGAGTACGGCGCACTGGTCATCGATGGAGACGAAACCATCGACGACATTCTCGACATCGACGCTCTGAGCAGCTTCGACTTCCTAGGCACTCGCAAGAGCAGCGGGGAGTATTTCTTCGCTAACACGCTGGATCTAGGCGCACAGTTCGACATCGAATTCAGCCGACATCTGGTGATGCGTGGCACCTATCCGGCTGATGACATCGATGAGCGCACGGCACTAATCGACACCTGGACCGACTTCGACGGTTTAGAGGCTGACGACGTAAACGCTGAGGTCTACCTACGAGCCGCAACCACCGGCATCACGGCAGAAGACGAGCTGACGGAAGACGGCGACAGGCTGCTGCTAGAGAACGATGACAACCAAGAGCTAGAAAGCAACTTGGTGTTCGGTGACTGGGTGCCGCTGCGGAACGGGCACTTCCAAGGTCGCCTTTTCCAGTTCAAGTGCGAGCTGAGCAGCGATCACGTTGACCAAACGCCGTTGCTGGATGAGCTGGGCTTCACGGCCAAGATGCCGCTAAGAACAGAAACCAGCTCTGTGATCGCATCTGGTACGGCGTCTGGCGGCAAGGCGGTGACGTTCACCAATGCGTTTTTTCAGGATGGCGTCTTCTACAACACGCCGCCGAGCATTGGCATCACGGCTTTCAACCTTGCATCAGGCGATTACTATGAAGTGACTTCGATCTCTAGGACTGGGTTCACAGTGAAGTTCAAGAACAGCAGTAATGCCGTGATTGATCGGAACTTCCAGTACCAAGCGGTCGGCTACGGCTCTGAGCGTTCCTAACTATGGCCCAGCATGACGGTGTTATCTCGAATGCCAGCGGAGCTGCGGTCCGTGCAGATTTAAATAACGCCTTGGCGGCGTTAATTACAAATAGCTCAGGCGCAACCTCTCCTGGGACCACCTACGCATACCAATGGTGGGCCGATACCACGACCGGCCAGTTGAAGCTGAGGAACTCGGCTAACTCGGCATGGATCACCATCTTCGAGCTTGACGGCACGATGCTGATGGAGGACGGCACTGTGTCGGCCCCTGGCCTCGCATTTGCCTCTGA